CAGGCGATCGCTTACGCTATTTTCACTGCATTCGACCAGATGGTGACGGTGACGATCAATAGCAATGCCTACACGTCCTTCGAGCCTATGCAGCCGCCGTTTCTTTTGGAGCGCGATGCAAACGCCCGTGTCGTGTTCGCTTTCAATCTTGAAGATCAGAGGGTGCGGACGTGAGCGAGGAATCCGCCGCCATGCTTGAAATCGCGGCCGCCATCCGGGAACTCGCCGCGGCGATGAGGCCGCCAGAACCCGAACCGGAGCCCGAGTACCGCTGCGCTCACTGCGGATCACCAAAATGGAAAGAGGGCGGTATGGGATTCGGCTTCAAGAAGTGCCTGGACTGCGGCGAACTTGGAGATGCGATTGATGCGGCCGGAAACCCTTAGCCTGAATCAAAGTCTCATTCTGGGCGCCATTGAAGGCATTGAGCACTGGGAGCACTGGGCGGAAATCGTCCCGCGCGGTCCAACAAAAACATTGAATCAACAGCTGATCCGACTTTCGAAGGGCTTGGTGAAAGCCTGGCGTCAATTCCTCGTCGAGCATCAGCGCAACGGAAATCAACCGGAATCCGTAAGCTCGCAGCGATCTGCGCTGTCTCCTTCGGCAGAGACCAAGGAGATCACATCATGAAATACGGAGTGTTTAAGAATGGATATATAAAAGTCGGCAACACGGACCTTTCGGATCACTGCATCGCGCTGCATGGCGACACGACAACTCCGGGATTTCCGGCGGATGGATTCGGGGATGCGCAGCAGTACCAGAATCCGGGCATACCCTCCAAGACGCTGACCGCGAAGTTCCTCAATGATTTCGCATCGGGGAGCGTCTTCGCGACGCTTAACCCGTTGGTCGGCGGCGCCGTCCACGTCGTGCAGTGGCGAAACGACTCTGGGCCGGTATCAGTTCTGAACGTGACGCACTCCGGGCTCTATTTCATCAGCTCCACGTCCGGATTCGAAGGCGGCGATCGCAATGCGAATGCAGAGGTAAGCGTCACGTGGACGCCGGCGGGAGTTGAAAGCCAAAAGACGACATAGCCATTTAGCCGGGTTGCGCAGGGGGTGCGTTTCAGGGATCGAAACCCTGGCTCGGCGCCAATATCGCAAGGGGCTGTCCTTCGGGGCGGCCCTTTTCATTTCCACAGGAGAACCAAATGTCCGACGCTCAAAGCGAAACTCGGCAATTGCGGCAGGCCGTGACGATCATCGACAGTAACCCTTTCCTCGAACTTCTCGCGGAAGAATTCGTTTATCCCATCAACACGCCCGACGAACAATTCACGCTGTACTGCCATCTGCGCCCGTACGAACCGCGCGCCATAAAACCCTGGTACGACGAAGTCATCGCGCGCAGGAAGCGCCGCACGGCCGTCGAAACCACCGTGGAGACTCCGGACTATTCGCACATGCGCGAGTTCGTCATGAATCATTTCATCGGCATGCAGGGCGCCGAGCTCGAGGACGGATCCGCGCCGAGCCCGGAAGAGCAGCGCGCCTGGCTACAGGAGAATCCGATATTCGTCGAGCGCATCTTCCGTAACGGCGTCGACCGCTTCGGCCCGCGCGAAACGGCAAAACCCGGTCGGGCAGTCCTGATGCTTGGCCAGCGCCAGACGCGGATCCCGATGGAAGTCAGGCTGGTGCTCTCCGGCGCGGAATTCGTGATCGGCCTTACCGCGACGCTCGACAGGCTGAGCGAGTCCGATCGCCACCAGTACGATAAGTCGGTCAGCTACATCGAAAACAGCCGCTTCGGAGAGACCTACATCGAAGCGAACTGGGATGTGATCGAGATCCTCTGCAATCAGCGCCTGAAGTCGCTCGATGGCGCTCTCGTGGATGGCCAGCCATGCGTCGAAGCGAACAAGGCGGAGTGGATAAAGCGCGTCCCGTTTCTCGCGAAGGTCTACGTGATGGCCAGGGCGAATCAGGAGATCGAACTAAAAAACGCATCATAGCGGACGAGCTCGGGGCAGCTCTCCGCAAGGAAGAGGCGGCGGCGGATAAGAGACGATGTCCGAGGGAGCCCGACTTTGAAGCCCTTTATGCGGTCATTGGAGACAAGGATGCACAGGACAAGATTCGGGCGGCCAATAGCGAGACGCGGCACTGCTCTTTTCTCGAATCTTGCGCCAGGGCCTGCGACGAGCTTCCCGATAGCGCCGGCGAGGAGTACTCCGGCAAGCCCTGCCCGAATAATCCCTACGACAAGTTCGCGGATCTCTTCGCCGCGATCGACGACGACGCGCCCCTCTTCGAATGTGCGCATTACATCGGCAGCCTTGTCGAACTCGGACTTTTACCAGGGCCTGATCTATTGAGCCCCGAGGAATTCATGATCGCGACCACGATGCGCAGACGGCAAAGATTAGAGGAACTGCAGGCGATGTCGCTGGGAGCGGTGAGCGGCATGGTCGGCGGAGGCAAGAGTGCAGACTGAGCTTCGCTTCAATATCACGGCAGACGCTTCGGGCGGGATATCAGCTGCCAAGCAGATGGGAGCGGAACTCGGAAATGTGGGCGATAAGTCCGTCACGACTGGGAAAATGGGCCAGGGCGCGATGGAGTCGATGAGAAGCTCCATGTACGATGGCCGAAGTGCCGCTGCGCTGCTCGGTGAAGAAATGGGTTTACGCCTGCCGCTCTCCGTCGATAAATTTCTCGCCAGGACCGACCTCATCGGACCTGCGTTGGCATCCGCATTTGAAGCTTCCGTTTTCGTCGCCATGGGAGTGGCGTTGGTCAAGCTGATTGAAAATTTCCCCAAACTGCTTAACTCAATCGAGGACGTGACCATGGGTCTCGGTGAGAGTCGGGCGGAAATGCAAAAAGACGCTGATGCAATGGATAAATTAGGTGAGCATGCACGCAAATTGCGCGGGGAATTGAGCCTGATAGGTCTGACAGGCATTCCCAAAGTCACCAAGGAAAGCGAAAACGCGGCTGCTTCACTGGCCGATGCGGAGCGGCAGGCAAATGTGCTCAGGGGCGCATATGAGAGCCTTTTAAGGACTCGGCAGGAACAGGAGGATAAAGTCCAATGGCAACGGCAGCATGCAATGCCCGGCGGAATGATGATCGGCCCCGGCATTCAGATGGGTCTCAATGCAATGTTCGGAGTTTCTGAAAAAGATTTGGACGCAGCTTTTAAGGCATATCAGGCTGCGCAAGACAGGGTCCGCACAGAGATAGTCGCAACTGCGCAGGCCCAGTCTAAAGTTACTGAGGAAACCCAAAGGGAACAGATTGATGCCGCTAAAAAAAGCGAGGCGATCTTCCGAAAAATAGCCGAAACCGAATACAGGGCTGCCGAGGAAAGCCAAAATCTCTTAGCTGAGATGTTCAAGAAGGCGAACCAACAATTAGCAGTTAGCGGCGAAACCGCGGTCAGGAATCTCATTGACACCATGACGCTGATGAAGCCTCCGCAGCTCGAAACCAGGACCCCGGACGAATACATGAACAAGTTTATGCCGATTCCGCAGATACCGGATCAAAAGCAAATGGACGAAGCGACGAGCGGCATTCTGAATCTTGGATCTGCGGCGATAAAGGCGGATGAAGAGTACTGGAATTCGGTGCGGCACATCGGGCAGGGCACTAAAGACATGTCGAACGCCGTCTCCACCGCCTTCACCGACATGGCCGACCGTCTGGCAGGTGCGATCATGGACTGGAACAACTTCGCGCAGAGCGTTACGAACATCATGAAACAGTTCGTGCAGAGCATGATCCGGATGCTATTGGAGGGCTCATTCTCCGGAGGCGGTGGCGGGGCAGGAGCGGCCGCGGGCAGCGGCATACTCGGCAAGCTGTTCTCGGGAATCTTCGGCGGCGGGGGTGGGGGCGGTTCTCCAATCGCCGGGATAGATCCCCTCGGAGGGGCCTCGCTCGATACTCTTGGACCAGGGCTAGGCGGAGGGGCGGGAGCTGCAACGTCCGCGGCGACTGGAGGCGGCATATTCGGCTCGGCGGGAATCTTCGGCGGGGGAGCTGCAACGGCAGCCTTTGCCGGAGCGACAATCATGGGGGCGGGGATCGCGATCGGCATCAACAAGCTGCAGAAGCTGATGACCGCAAGCGCGAGGCGGGCGGCGGACAGGGCGAGCGCGATACTCGACATGCAGGCGGCGGGCATGGTTTCCGCTCCGGTTTCGCGCACGACGCAATCCATCCTGCAAACCAATCTCGCCGGGAACATGTTCCAGGAGACGCCGAGGACTAATTACAACGTCGTCATCAACTGGTCCTCGCTTGACGCGGCATCGGCGAAAAGCGCCATTCCAGGAATCGCTCAGGCGCTCGGGGCCGCTCTTCAGAATGGCAAGGCCGCGCCGCTTAGCAACGTCCTGGACTACAGCCATTCGATGCCATAGTCATCCGGCCCTTGTGAGATCGGCGCTCCTGGGCCGTTTAACGCGATTTCTTATGCCAACAGCCTTCCCGACTTTGCAAACGCCTTACGGGATCAAGCGCACCTTGCGCGTCAACGTCGCGCAAAAATTGCGCGAGAATCTGACCCTTGAGTGCACATGGGTGAATCGGCACGTGCAGCACGTTTTTGACATCCCTTGGGCGATCCTGATCGATGCAAACCGGGCGACGCTCGAGAACTTCTTCGTGAGCTGCCGCGGCCGCTACACGAATGACATCGCCTATACGGACCCTTGGGACAGCGTCGGCTACACCTGCCGAT